ATTCATCCCTTGGGCACGGCGAAAATCATCAACACCAAAAAGACCAGTGTTTGGAATGCGTGGGTCATTCTTTTTAGCGTACTCGCCAATCTTGAAGCCCATGTTGGCTGGGCGATCTTCGGCCACGGCGCTGTCGAGATTGCGCATGCCTGCGCCACGATAGGCCATCTGGGGGTCTCCAGCCACGCGGCTGTTCAAGTGCTTGAGCGCAAAGGTCAACTCTGACTCAGGGCTTACGCCTGCGGAGTAGACGCCATGCTGCTCAAGTGCGCGATTCAGTTGATACGGCTCAGTGCTCTCAGCGATGCCTTGCTTGGCGCGGTCGTACCATGTGCCAAGGCGCTCTGGGTCTGCAAGACGCACAGCCTCGACAGAGTCTGCAAAGTCGCTGTCCATGCTGCGGCGCATAGCTCCAAGGCCTTGAGGGCTGGTCACGGTTCGAGGCGCTCCAACATAGCCAGTGGCTGTTGGCTTCAAATGCTCGCCAGCGCGAACCGCTTTCAACACTGCCTCGTCACCTTGTTCTTCGGCCATCTTGCGGTATTTGTCAGCGTCGACTTTGACTCGAGGTCCCTTGGACTTGACTGGCTTGGCTGCCTGCGCCTCGGGGCTTTGGCCAGCGCTTTCCTGTGCTTCCTTGGTTGCCTTTTCAACCTTTTTCTTGCGGACCGCCTCTTGATCTTGCTTCTGGCCAAACTTGTCGATCACGGCACGCTCTTCAGGTGTGCGCACGACGATAGGCTCGACGCCCTTGGGGGCTTTGCCCATGAGCTTCTCGATGCCTTCCTTGACGACGTTCTTGACCTTGCCGCCTCTGTTCATGTGGACGTCACCGCCGTCGGCGTACTTGAAGTCCTTCTTGTTGCCGTACTGCGGCTTGCGTGCGAGCACCAGCGGGCCGATCTGGATAGCCTCCTCGGCTGCCGTGATGGGCTTCATGTTGCGGCGGTCGTAGAAGTAGCCATGGCGCTCGGGGTCCATGCCCACCTGCGCCCACTCAGGGCTGTTTAGGTACTCTTGAGCACGGGCCACAGCGGTCGCCTCGTCCATCGGGTTCCAGTTGCCCTTGATGGTGGCGATCGTGCCCTTGGGCTTGCCTGCTGCAATGCTGAGGGCTGCCTTCTCGGACATGCCGAACGTGGGGTTCATCACGCCAGCGACGCTCTCATACCCAACGCGGTCACCAGCTCCGAAGCCAGCGGCTTGGCGGTGAACGGCTGGGACCCACACACCATGGTCGCTGTAGGCTGGGATGTCAAGGCGCAGGCCCACTGGATCACCAGCTTGCAGCATGCCCGAGGGCGTGCCGTACAGGTCGCGCTTGTCAGCCGTCAGGGCGTTGATCGCGTCATCTCTGCTGGCGGGCTTGGGCACAAACTCGTAGGGCTTGACGGGCTTGTACTTCTTGACCAGCTTCTCGTACTCGGCGCGACTCAGCTCGTCGGCTTGAATCTTTTGTGCGCCCTCTTGCAGCTCGGGCACGCGCTTGGTCACGTCCTTGAAGTGCATGTTGATGCGGTCGACCATGGGCTTCAAGCCATCGACCACGCCCTCGACTGCGTCCTTCACGGCCTTCTTGACCGCGCCGCCCTTGGCGTAGGCTGGGTCTTCAATGATCTGACCACCGTCGGCCATGTCGGGCACGGTGTTGAACACCTCACCACCAGCGGCAAACTTCTGCACCTTGCCGTGCCAAACGTGCTCACGGCCAGAGTGCGAAGAGGGGACGCCACCACCAGCCATGGCCCACTCTTTGAGGGACTGCCTCTTCTTGGGAACCGAATCGGTTTCGATTGGCTTTAGTCTGGGTAGGTCGATCGTCTTGATTTTCTTGAGCATGTTCTTGCCTGCCTTGTATGTGCTGTAACCCCCGGGGATCAGGCCTGCCGCAGCCCCAGCCGTCTCAGCGGTCGCGTCAATGTAGTCCCCTCGCTTGGCCGCCTCGGCTGCGTTGCCAATCCCGCGTGCGCCCTCTTCGAGGCCCATGGTCGTCCCAAGGAACGGCACAACGTCAGCCACACCCAAGTCCATTGGCAATGCGCTGCTAGGTCCACCCATAACGGTTTGCGCACCACGGCGTGCGATCTGCCTGCGGACACCAACGCCCTCCATGCCGCTTTGGAGTGCAGAGGCCATACGCTCTCGTATGGTTGGGTCGTATGCCCGCATTTCGTCAGCCATGATGGTCGCCTTTCGCTTGTACCCCTGAATCATAAACGCTGGTTTCTGTCAAGTCCACTCGCTGCATCAGCCAGCGCTCGAACATATCACGCGCCCACGCCTTGTCGACAGGCTTGCCCCATTCGCTGATCAGCTCGAAGCGGTTGGCACACATCTCCACCTTGGTGGGATGGCTCAGGTTCTCGATGGTCAAGTCGCCTTCATATCGCATATGGGTTCACCCTTCGTACTCGTCCAGTGTCAGCGTAATCGTCCTCGTCCCATGTGTCGTCAGGTGGTGGGTCGATGTCCAGCCAGCCTGCGTCGCGCAGGTAGCGCAGGGCCTGCGTGCAGGCGTCCACGAGGTCGTCGTGTGTGGTGTCGGGGAAGCTACAGATCTGGCTCACGAAGCCCTCGGCCCAGTCCTTGACGTAGCCCTTGCGGTTGTCGCTCTCAGGAATCCACACACGGCCACGGGCGATGACGTTGGACACGATGTTCAGGCGCTGGAGCTTGTCCGCTCTGCCGGGGTTGTAGGCCCTCACAGGCAGGTGGGCACGCTGCAAGTCTTGGATCAGCGAGATGCCCGCGCTCTTGTCCTCGATCAGCAGCAGGTCGACGCGCTTGCGGTCCTTGCCCTCACCGAAGACCGTCTCGTACTCCTCGATGACCTTGGGGCGCAGGTCAGGGTACAGCATGCGCTCCTGCCAGCAGTCGATGATCATGGCCGACATGGGGCCATCCTGCGGCTTGAACACGCCGAACGTGATGCAGGCCGTCGGGTCGTTCTGGGCCTTCTCTGAGGTGGCCACGTCGTAGCTCTGGAGGATGTACTCGAATTTGGGGAAGGCGCGGCCTGCGGGCCAGAGCTTGAACATGTCGCGCTTGACGATGCCGCCCTCCTCGGGGTCGATGATCTCGGCGTAGATCTCCTGCCGCCCGAGCTTCGTGCCCTCATAGGCGAGGATCTGCTTCCTGAAGTTGTCGGACAGGTTGTCGATGTTGGCGTAGGTCGAGGCGGTGGTCACCACCACGTCGTCACCCTCGCGCCCCATCAGCTCGATGATTAAGTCCTTGGGCTTTGGCGTCGTGGTGCAGATCATGCGGGTGCGCTTACCAAGGCGCATGCCGAACTGGATCTGGTCCCACGCCTCTTGGATGTAGTCCCACGCGGCCAGCTCGTCGCACCAGCCCCCATGGAACTGCGGACCCCTGAAGCGCTCAGGCTCCGAGGCGGGGATGCCCTTGATCAGGCTGCCGTTGGTCAGGCGCAGCTCATGGGCGGTCTTGTTGTAGTCGGCCACCAGCGACTTGGGGATGACGGTCATCAGGCCAGAGTCACCTTCAAAGCATGTGGCGCGGACGTCAGCCGAGGTGGGCGCGGCCACCAGCCATCGGGTCCCGGGGTTCTCATAGGCCCACCAAGCGATCTGCTCGGCGGCGGTGCGGGTCTTGCCTGCGCCACGGCCAGCCAGCATCAGCCAAATGGACCACCACTCGCCCGGGGGCAGCGTCTGGTGCTTGTGCTGCGTCTTGAACCATGACATGCGCCATGCCCACGCAAGCCGATACTCGGGGCTGGCCAGCGCAAGATACTTCTGCGTCTGCGGGTCAGCCACGATCTCGGCAACGTCACTCATTCGCGGAGACCTGCTTGTTTAGCTCTACGTTGGTGAGAAGGGCCGCAAGGTAGGCGTCGGCCTCGGACTGGACCTCGACCTTAATCGGGTTCTCAGCGTCACCACCAAGCTGAACCTTGCTGCCGTACTTCTTGGGGTTCCAGCATGCCAGCAGCTTCAAGCGGGTTTCAATCTGAAGCTTGCGATGGCCAAGCATGTCCTCTTCGGTCACGGTCATACTGTCCTCACCGTCATCAGCCCCTGAGCTGTATACCTTCTTGCGGCCAAGGATCGGCGTGTTCGCAATCATCAAGGCTTCCTCAGCCATGGCATCACAGCCAGCCTCGCGTGCGCGTGCGAACTGTACGGAAAGACCGTCAACGCGCTCCAACCAATCGTAGACCGTCTGACGTTGAGGCATGCGCTCATCCCTGCATATCTGAAGCAATGGCTCCCCTGTGCTGATACGGTCACAGATCTCTTGTGCGATCTCTGATGTGTACCTGCTTGGTCTGCCTGTCTTCTTCGGGGCTTCTGGGGCTTTCGCGGGCGCTGATGCACCCTTGGCCTTAGCTTTGGGCTTTGGGGCTGCTGTAGCTCGTTTTGATGGCTTTGCGGCGGTTTCTGGCATGACCTTAGTCCTCGTCCGTATGTCGATGAGGGAATGGTAACCGAATCGCTTATTCGCCGTCTAGTGCAAGGTCTGCCTGCTCAGGTGCGCGATACTGCTCGACCTTTGTGCCTGCCGTGATCTGCGCGACCAGCTCGTCCTGTGTGGCCACCGCAATGCTGAAGGTGCTGTTCGCGACGTGGCTCAGGGCTTGCTGGCGCAGGCTGGCTTTGACGAGGCGAGTCCCTTGGGGACCGTGGACGATGTAAATGCGTTCTGCCATTTTGCTCTCCGATTTGTTTGGTGGTCCCAGCCGCTTGTGCTGGTCGAAACCGATTCGGTTTCTCTTCGCTTTCGGATCGCTTTAAGTATTCTTTGGCCCCCGTTTTGTTTATACGGTCGGGGGAACCGATTCGGTTTTGATTCGCTTAACGCATGATGTCGGGTGCAATGCACGCCGCGATCAAAAACAGAATGAACATTGTACCAATTAACAGCCTGTCTGACAATGACTCTTCAGGTTTTTGGCTTGGTAAATCTTTCATCATTTCATCGATCTCGTGCTTGTTCATTTGTTTTGCTCCTTACGATATACGAACTGCGCTGATGATTTTGTGATTGGGGTGCTTGTCGTCCTTGTAGACCACCTCGTGGCTGCCGTAGTACCAAGCCTGATTGACGTTGAGCGCGACCTTCACCACGTCGACCTCGGTGGCGTGCTCGATGCCGCCCTCGTACCCGTCGCGCATCACTTCCAGCTCAGGGTCGAGGGCTTGCAGCCGCTCGATCAGCTCTTTGACTTTCATGCTGCCGCCTCCGTGCGCATTGCCTTGCGCCTTGCGAAGAGCGTGGCCTCGAGGTTGGCTGTCGCCTCTTTGCTGGTGATGATGCCACGGTGCTCGAGCTGCGCAATGCCTGCCTCGATGTGCGACACGGCGTAGTTCTCGGGCCTGTCCCAGATGCGGCACATGTTGTCCCACACTTGGTCCTTTGTCATTTCCATCCAGACCTTGTTGGCTGGGACCACGCGGCCCCATGTTGTTCTGTCGTACATCACGCCACCGCCTT